GGGCAGAACTCAGGAGCACGAACACATGACCACCCGCCCCGTTCGCTCGATCATCGACGACCAACTCGACGACCTGGTGATGCCTGCCGACGCCGACATCGCCGCAGTGCTCGGCCTGCCTCGCGAGACCCTGGTGGTGAATCTCCCGCGCCGCATGGCCGTGACCATCAAGAAAGGCCGGAAGTGCCTGGGGGTGCGCCGTGGCTGAGCCAATCCAGATCATCGACGTCATTGAGCACAAATCGGCGTACATGATCCAGATTTTCGTGGTCATCGACCGCATGCCCGAGTTCGTCTACTCCTGCGGAGAGTTCGAGAAGGTTGCGGGTTGGGGCGGGCGTGGCCGCCACCTGATCGCCAACGACAGCGGGTTCTACGACTTCCTCAAGGAGGTCCCCGGCTCCACCGATGCCTTCGCGGGGCGCAAGTTCACGATTCGGCTGGATGACGGAGGCACCCTTGAATGCCATGGGCAGGTCTGGGATGCAGCGCACCCCAGCCCGCCGGAGCCAACCGTACAAGTCGGCATCAGCACAATCGAGAAGCTGCATCACTGCTACGTCTTCTCCGGCGGCCGGATATCCAAGGCAAAGCTGGAAGAGTGGCTGGCAAGCAATCGACCCAGCAGGAACTATCGGAAGTACGACCCTGCCGAGAGTATCGAGGCGTTGCGCACCAGGTTTTTCAGCAACACCTATGGCTTGCGCGCGGTGGGCGCCCAGCGTGCCCGCCGACTCCGTCGTCAGGGGCGCGAGATCCATTGGCTGGATGGCTTCCGCTTCTGGAGTCCAGCCTTCGAACGAAGCAAGCGCGACATGCTCGCCAGGAAGGCTCTCGATGAACGCGAAGCGTAAAGCCACCCTCCTCGGCGCCCTGGCCATGACCGCCTTCTACATCCTGCTCATCTTCGCCCCTGCCTGGGGCGGTCTGATCACCGCCGAACAACCCGCCACGGCACCCATCGCCGGGAAGTGAGCCAACCATGCAAGCCATCACCGTGCGCGCCTCGTCCTGGGGCGCGCTGTTCGACTGCGCGTTCAAGTGGGAGGGCATCCACCTCCTCAAGATTCGTAGCCCTTCATCCCCCCGGGCACTGCTCGGTACCGCGATCCACGCCAGCACCGCCGCGTTCGACGCTGCTCGGGTGAACGGCGAGCCGATCAGCGCCTACGACGCCTCGGAACTGCTGGTGCACACGCTGCAGCAGCCGGAGTTCGAGGTCGACTGGCGCGGCTCCGACATCAGCCCGCGCGAAGCCGAGTCCACCGGACTGACGCTGCACACGAAGTACTGCAACGACATCAGTCCGCGCTACGACTTCGTCGCCGTCGAGTTGACGACCAAGCCGATGGAGATCGACTGCGGTGGCGGCATCCTTGTCCGCCTGACCGGCCAACTCGACCGGGCCCGCATCAAGCGCGATAGCCACGGCGTCGGCATCGCCGACGTGAAGACCGGCGGCGCCGCGGTGAGCCAGGGCGTGGCCAAGACCAAGGGGCACAAGGCCCAGATCGGGACCTACGAACTGCTCTACGAGCACACCACCGGCGACCCGATCACCGCGCCGGCCGAGATCATCGGCCTGAAGACCAAGGGCAAGCCCGAGGCGGCGGTCGGCGAGATCGTCGGCGCGCGCCAGGTGATGGCCGGCACCGACGAGCATCCCGGCCTGATCAAGTTCGCCGCCGACATGTTCCGCTCCGGCCTCTTCCCCCCGAACCCGCAAAGCCCACTTTGCAGCCCGAAGTACTGTCCGCGCTGGCGGACCTGCCCATACCACGAATGAGGATCGCCATGAAATCCGAAGACCTGTACGTCCGCCTCACCGACCCGGCCGGCAAGCGCCGCGAGGTAATCAACCACCACCGCGTCTGGGATCGCGGCCAGTTCCTCGAGGCCCAGCGCAAGCAGCACAACAAGCCGGACAAGCCCGACGAGCACCGCGTCGTTAGCGTTGCGACCGAGGCCGAGTACCGGAAATTCATGGGTTACAAGGAGACAGCAGCATGAGCGAACCCACCCAACTGGAGCAGTTGAAGACCAGCGCCGTCGCGAGGTCAACCAACGATGCGCCGATGTCCCTCCTCACCGGCGCCGGCTTCGACCAGATCCAACGCGTCGCAAAGGCGCTCAGCGCGTCTACCCTGGTGCCGGTGCAGTACCGCGCCTTCGCCGAGGTGAAAGAGTACGGCAAGGTCACCAGCTACACCCCGAACGGCGCCGGGCTGCCGAACTGCATCGTCGCTCTGAACATGGCGCAGCGTATGGGCGCCGATCCGCTGATGGTGATGCAGAACCTGTACGTGATCGAGGGACGGCCGAGCTGGTCCAGCCAGTTCATCATCGCCTCGATCAACAGTTGCGGCCGTTTCAACCCGCTCCGCTACGACCTCAGCCAGCCGGGCAAAGAGCAGGAGGTTTCCTATAAGGCGACTACCTGGAAGAACAAGCAGAAGGTCGAGGAGACGAAGACCATCAAGGTTCGCCATCAGACCTGCACGGCCTGGACCACCGAGAGGGGCGTTCAAATCCCGACCTTCAGCCCCGAGGAGCTTCGCAAAAAGTCGATGCTCCAGTTGTGCCGCGAGTACGGAGTGCCCGTGATCGAAAGCCCCGAAGTGTCGATTCAAATGGCGCTCGACGAGGGCTGGCTCACCAAGAACGGCAGCAAGTGGCAGACCATGCCCGAGGTGATGTTGCGCTACCGCGCTGCCAGCCTACTGGGCCGCCTGTATGCGCCTGAGCTGCTGATGGGCCTGCAGACCGTCGAAGAGGTCAACGACTTCATCGAACCGCGGGACACCGATATCCAGGGTGAAACCGTGACGGTGCATGTCGATGATCTCCGAGACAAAGAACCGGCGCCGCCGGCTGTCGCCGCCGAAGACGATGGAGACGAGCCCTCTCCGCCGGACGGCGTGAACACCGAGACGGGCGAAATCACCGAACCCGCCCCGGGCCAGCAGCCGGACACCGGCACCGACGAGCTCAATCTCGAGTAACCGGCCATGCCCAGCCTTACTGTCCTTGAGCGGTACGGCCAAGTCGGGGAGTTCGCCGCGCTACTCGGCGCGGCCGAGCTCAACGCCGCTACGGACTGGGACGAGCAGTTCCTGGCCGACCTCCGCAGCAACTTCCAGCGCTACGGCGCCCACACCTACCTCAGCGACGCCCAACTCGAGCAGTTGGAACGGATCGCCAACGAATAGGACCCATACCCGATGAGCAACAACCCGCACTTCATGAACATGACCGCCGACACGCTCGGCAAGAGCTTGCTGCAGGGACTGATCCAGGAAATCCGGATCATGCCGGACTGCTGGCAGAAGCTTCCCGAGGCCAAGCAGCAGGACATCATCGACCGCCTGGAGCGCCAGGTACGGAATGCCGCCACCATCGCGGTCCACACCATTGCCGGCGGCGACCGCGACACGGTCTACGGCAAGCTGGAGTCGATGACCGCGAAGGACAAGATGAAGGCCGTATTCGTGGTGAATCCGAGCAGCCCTCACAAGGAGGACCTGCTGTTCGCGGTGAACAAGGATTGCCTACTCATCATCGGCGGCGCCAACGAGTTCACCGAGGGCATGGACCAGGTCAAGCCTGACCCGGACCAGAACCCGCTGGACCTGAATGGCGGCGACCACGACATGGAAGACGCCGGCGCCTGGGGCGGTATGCAACCAGCAGACGACAGCGACGTCGTCGATGCCGAGTTCCAAGAGCTGCCGCAACTCACCGTCGAGCGCTTCGCCGGCCACACCCTGGGCGAGATCGCCATCGGCGTCGCCACCAAGAAGGACGTGTTCGACGCGGCCTGGCTGCAATCGCGCTTCGCTCTCACCACCGAGGAAGCCGAGCGCGTCGTTCTCCAACTGCTGGACCGGGGAGTCATCGTGCTCGAGCAGGAAAACGAGGAGTCCCGCGAGTTGAACACTTACCGCGTCGTCAAGAAGCCGGGGGATATCGCCCTCGACCTGGAGTGAGCCATGCGCATCACGAAACTCGAAATCACCAACTTTCAGGGGCTGCGTCATGCGGCCCTTGATGTTTCTGCGCCGGTGCTCCTGGTGGCCGGCCACAACGGCGCCGGCAAGAGTTCGCTGCTCGACGCCATCAGCTACGCCTTCACCGGTAAGCCCGGCCGCGTTGCGCAGAAGCAGCATATCGGCCAACTGATCACCGAGGGCGCCAAGAAGGGCGAGGCCCGCGTCGAGTGGCTGGACGAGTCCGGCGAGGTGCAGGCCTGCGGGGTCGCGCTGCCCAGCGGCAAAGGCTCCCCGCTCGCCGACTCGCCGTTCCTGCCATACGTGCTCGACGCCAGCCTGTTTGCCGGCCTGAAGGCGGATGATCGCCGCAAGCTGCTGCTCAGTCTGACCGGCGCCAGCGCCAGCCCTGCCGAGGTCGCCAAGCGCCTGAAGGCCAAGGGCATCGACCTGGCGCTGTTCGAGAAGGTGAAGCCCCTGCTCCGTTCCGGGTTCTCCGCCATGGTCGGCCAGGCAAAGGACTACGCCAGCGAGGCGCGCGGCGCCTGGAAAGCGGTCACCGGCGAGAACTACGGCAGCGAGAAGGCGAACGGGTGGGAGCCGGAGGCGCCGCCGGTCATCGTCAGCGAGGAGGAACTGGAATCGGCGCGCGCGGAACTGCAAGCCACAGCGCAGGATCTGGATGAAGCCCAGCAGACCCTGGGCTCCAGCAAGCGCGCCCACGCCGACGCCCAGTCCCGCGCCAGCCGCATCACCGCTCTCCGCGAGACCGCAGCGCTGGCCGACCGCCGGCGCAACAAGCTGGCCACCGACGAGGCCAATCAGGACGAATGGTCGGAGAAGGTGATGGCAGCCGAGGCCGCCGCCAGCGGCGAGCCCGCCCACCAGCCGCTGACCTGCCCTCATTGCCAGGGCGCCGTGGACCTGCAGGCCGGCCAGTTGGTCGCGCACCAGCCACCGGCGAAGGTTGCCGATCCCGAGGCGGCGAAACGCCTGGAGGAGTACCGCGGGTATCTTGCCAGCGCTCAGCGGGCCGTCGCCAACAGCCGGCGGGACCTGAAGGAGAGCGAAGACGCCGCCGCGCAGGCCGCCGCCCTGGAAGCCGAAACCGCCCAGGCGCCCAGCGCCGAGGCGATCGCCAACGGCGAACAGGCGATCAACGAACTGCGCCAGGCGCGTGACCGGCAGCAGGCCAAGGTGCAGTCGCTGCAGGAAGCGTTCAACGCCGCCGCGCAGCGCCAGGACGTCATCAAGCAGGCCGCCGGCTTCCACGCCGAGGTCTGCGCCTGGAGCGCCCTGGCCGATGCCCTTTCCCCCACGGGCATCCCGGCGGAGATCCTGGCCGATGCGATCGGACCGGTGAACGAGCTGCTGCAGCGCCTGTCCGGCACCGCCGGCTGGTCGCCGGTACAGATCAGCGCCGACATCGACGTCACGTTCGGCGGCCGGCTGTACGGCCTGCTGTCCGAGTCCGAACGCTGGCGGTGCGACGCGACGCTGGCCCTGGCCATCGCGACGATCTCCGGTCTTCGCCTGGCGCTGCTGGATCGCCTCGATGTGTTGGACCTGCCGAGTCGTAGCCAGGCCCTGACACTGCTGCGTGTCGTGACGATGGACAAGGAAATCGATTCGGTGATCGTCGCCGGCACGCTCAAGGAGGCGATGGCGAAGACGCCGACCTGGTTACAGGCAGTCTGGATCGACGCCGGGCAACTCGTCGACCAGCAGCAGCAGGCTGCTGCCTGACCCTCGATACAGCGCCCCACCCGGGGCGCTTTCTCTTCCAGCAAGCACCCTACTGGTTGTTCAACGCTGTGGGCGCATGGAGTCAGCAACGGGCGGCGTGATCAGCTAAGAAAGTCTATGAGCTTCGATCCGAGCGGAGTAGTCCGTCCAGCGAGCATCCCTTCTCTGCTCATGGTCGCAGCAAGACTGTCGGTACTTATAAGGCCGCGTTGATATAGGTCCTTCCATATAGCGCTTCGGATTTCTTCATGGCCTTTCAGTTCTGGGATCCCGAGATCAACGACACTCGTTAACCCACCCATGCTCCAGTTCGGAATCGTGATGTCATGTTCAGCAAACCACTTAGTTGGGTTGTAGAAGAGTTTCAGAAGCTTGATGTGGGTAGGGGTGCAGACATCTACAAAGTTGAGGAAGAGCTGACGGTAGTCGTCAGGTGGACAGGTCGGTAAGGCAGAGTTTTTTACCGCATTCCGAAGCGCCTTGAGCTTCTCTTCCTCGTGGTTGCGCAAGGTGATGGAGCAGACCTCAGAAACGGTGCTGATGAAGGCATCGTTTTCCTGTAGCCCATCAATGGTCACGACACCTTTTTCCAGCAGGTCGTTGATAACCTCGCCGATTTGAACCAACGCCTCCGTTCTCCGCTTATTGAGCGGGGATTCCAGCACCGAGTTGAAGACCTCAGCAAGCGCTCCGCCGGCGACTGGGATCGCCCCCAAAGTCACTCGAGCCAGCCTATGAAACTTCTCTGAATCTGGTTCGTTCGCCGGGTCAAGCGCGTCAATGTCAATTTTGTCCACGAGTCCCCCCTTCCTTGATCCGGCCCCATGCCGGGCCACCCAACTCTATCCCCAACGTCATCACTGCGCCATCACGTATGGCGCCGTGCATCGTCACGTTCGCGAAAAGGAACCCTCCGCATGATCAAGCGCACCCTCTACCATTTCCACTTCTGCTGCGGCCTCGGCGGCGGCGCCGCCGGCTTCAACCGGGCGCGCCCTTCCGTGGCGTGGCACAAGAACGTGTTCCGCGTCGTCAGCATGAACCAGCACGCCGGAACGGTGACCACCGGCCACGGGCCCAGTTCCGGCGGCCAGGCCGTGGCCGATCCGCGCTACAGCAACTGGCACCCGGGCGCCAGCAGCAGGAAGCTCAACGTAGTGCCCTGGGAAGGCACCGCCGGCACCGTCACCGGCTCCCAGCAGGTGGCCAGCGGCGCTCTGTCGATCGCTGATCCGCGCGTGCTCGATCGCACCAAGGGCGACGCCTACCTGACCGGCGGGCACTACGGTGTCGTCGGGTTCGACCAGTCCGCCGGCGCAGTATCCGCCAGCGCGCGGCACGACAACGGCCGCTGGAGCGTCGCCGACCCGCGCATGCCGGCGGCGAACGACCGGCTCACCTGCATCATCCAGTCGCTGGACGGCACCTGGCACCGGCCCTTCACCACCCTGGAACTCGCCGCACTGCAGAGCCTGGTCGACCCCGAAGAGCAGTTGGTACTCGACGGGCTCAGCGACAGCGACTGGCGCGAGCGCATCGGCAACGCCGTACCACCGGCCGCAGCCGAGGCCATCGCCGGCGTGATGGGCACCACCCTGCTGCTGGCCGAGGCCGGCGAGACCTTCATGCTCAGCAATACGCCAATCTGGGTGCGTCCGGTCGCGGTGGCGCTGAGCGTCGCGCAACAGGAGTCGCGCTGATGGGCTACCTCAACCCGTTACTGAAGCTCCCGGCAGGTAGAGCGCTACTGCACCTACCTGCAGAAGACCGTGCACGACTTGAAGCCCTGTTCCGAGAGTTGCGCGACCAAGCGAACACCGAAGCGGAGAACGCCTGGCGCCGCCGGAAAGGACCGATGGCTGTTTACTGGAGGGCGGTCTCTACCTATGCGCGCCATCTGGCACATGCGCTGTCGCGTGGAGCCAGATCATGAACAGGCTGGAAATCTGCCCCCTGACCCTGGCCGAGGCGAATGCGTTCGTAGAGCAGCACCACCGCCACCACG